GGCGACTATACGAATGCGACGAACGAGCTCGATGCTCGAATGTCCTCGTTGGTCGTTGACGCGCTGTCGACTCGTCTCGGCCTTTCTGACCTGGAGCGCGAGCTTTTCCATCGCTCGCTCACCGGGCACATGATCGAGTTAGATGGTATCCAGGCACCTCAGCTGAACGGTCAGCTGATGGGCTCGGTTACCTCCTTTCCCGTCTTGTGCATCGCCAACTTCGTGATCTGCCGAATGGCTCTTGAATATGACGCCGGCGCCCGACTCAGCCTCGCAACTCTTGCGTTGCTGGTGAATGGCGACGACTGCCTTTTCAAGATCGGCCTCCGAGGCAAACGATATTGGGAGGTCACTGCAGCGTTTGTCGGACTGGTTCCGTCCGTCGGCAAGGTGTACTATTCGCGACGCTTCGCGAACATCAACTCTACGAACTTTGCGTTCTCTCCCCTTCATGCACGGGAGGAGCGTTGGGTGCGTGGTCAGCATCGCCTGTGTCCGCGGGCGCCGCCTCATGACGATAGCGACGCTGTCGTGCGGAGCAATCCGTACCGTCAGACATCGTTCGTCAACTTTGGCCTTCTTCTCGGGCTGAAGCGTTCGGGCGCGTCTGTCGGCGTGGATGATCTTGCTGATCCTGTTGATGGCATTGGTGCTAGACACAGAGAATTGTGGCACTCCTGTCCCGTTGGTGCGTGGGCTGCGGTGAACTCTGAGTTCTTCCGTCAGCATCTTCACGCTCTCCAGCGCGCAAGGGTGCCGTGGTTCTTGCCGGAATGGCTTGGTGGACTTGGCCTTGTCGGCGACAGCGATTCTTGGTCTCTCAAGTTGGCCTTCTGGGCTCTGACCAACTGGGGGGACCTGCGTCACCGACCTGCCTCTTCCGGAGCGCAGGCGCCTTGGAAAGTTCGTCAGCTCTGCGTGCGAAGGTATCTTTCGATGCTTCCGCAGCAGTTGCTTGATGAAGCGCAGTCTGAACAGGAGGACAAGGTCCTCGGTCTCCTGTGCGCCGCGACGATGTTTGATAGTCGCGTTTCCTTAGCTGACCTGTACTCACCTGGCGGGGAGGGTCGTTCGATCTTGAAGACGAACGAAAAGTTCTGGACATGGCTGCGCCTGTCCGGGAACACCCGCCCTCTCCCTCCCGTCAGTGGTCGAGGCATTGAGGAAATGACCCCTGAGTCTCAGTTTCAGGGGTCCCTCATGGCCATGAAGCGTCCGCGCTGTGGTGTTGCCTTCTCGAACGTCCTTCACCTCCGAGAGGAGGGGAAGCAGGAGTCCGTCGAACATTTTGTTGCGACGAGAGTTTCTGGCTTCCTTGGACAACAGATTCGAGAGGCAGAGCAGCAGTTGAGCAAGCTTCGCAGAGTTGCGTCGGGCCCGTCGACTGACATCCTGCTCCTGCCATCGCCAATGTGGCATGCGGGGCGGCTTGTCAGAAGGACCCAACAGCGGGCCGCTGAACCTTCGGGGATCCTCGTGATCCCCCGAAGGATTCTTGCGGCCCGCGGCCAGGAAAGGAAGGTTGTGCTTGCGACCAGCACAGCCGAGTCACTCTGGACACCATCCATTCAGAACCGTTCCGACTCGAAGCGCAGCAGGGCTGCTGCTGAGAGGAAGTCGGCCTGGGATGAGTTGTTGTCAGAGGAGGCGCAGCCCGGCTCTCGAGAGGGACCTGTAGTCTCTTCGTACCCAAGCTTCAATGAGGAATTCCAGTATTGGTGGCAAAGGCGGCGATTCACAGAATCTGACCGCCTTGCGCGCCTCCACAGAGAATTCATTGACGCTCAGGACGTGGCTCAGGATGCCTATGACCCCACGCTTGATCGGGGCGGACGGGGAGAGAAGAACGCAAAGTTTCTTCGTCTCACCGCCGCCGCCGACCGCGCGGAGAAGGCTCTCGACGCCGAGCTGACC